AAACTTGCTATGAACGGGCGGACAGTATACATGAAATTTGTGGAGGTAACACATAAAGTAAGACTACTGACTGGGGCATGACCCCAGTATGCTATAAGGTAACTTATAGCATTCTAAAGTGTAATATGTTATATTTTAGAATGCTATTGGGGTATGGTGTAATGGTAACACAGTAGATTTTGATTCCACTGCTCTAGGTTCGATTCCTGGTACCCCTGCCAAATTACGGAGGGTTAACTAGTCTGGGACTAGCACTGTCTTGAAAACAGATGGATCGCTAACGCGGTTGGAGTTCGATTCTGCCAGCCCTCCTCCAATATTAAATACATTTTTAGGAGTTAATTATGTCAGATAGACAAGAACAAATTAGTAATTTATACCGTAATGTTTTAGGTCGAGAACCTGATGTTGACGGCTTAGCTTGGTGGGTAAGTACAACAACACCTATTGAAGAAATTCGTAGAGAGTTTATTAAAGCTCCTGAAGCTATAGCAGTAAAAGCACTACAAGTTGCTAAATTATTTTATGATGTATTAGGCCGTGAACCTGATATAGAGGGATTCAAATATTGGGTATTGTCACAAACAAGTGTTGAAGATATTCGTAAATCATTTATAGATAGTGATGAATATAAAAACAAAGAAAAAATTGTTAAAACTTCTACAAAAGTTAAAAAGAAATAGCTGATATAGATCAGGGGTAGATCGCCATCTTGGTAAGATGGAAGTCAGTGGTTCAAATCCACTTATCAGCACCAAAAAGGAAATATAATGTACAAATACAAACTATGGGTACGGATAAACGATTATCAAACTGCTAACACCTATGTGTGGGCTAGCAATGATTATGAAGCAAAATTGCTTGGCGAAGCACAATATGGTGTTGGCAATGTATTAAATTACACTAGAGAAGATTAATACCACCGTAGCTCAGATGAATAGAGCACTTGGCTACGGACTAAGGGGTCGTGGGTTTGAATCCTGCCGGTGGTGCCAAACAAGGAGAATATAATGCCAACAACATGGCTTGCTTCCGATCATCATTTCGGACATGAAAAAACTTGTACAGTCTTTAAAAAGGCAGACGGTAGTCCACTTCGTCCCTTTAGATGTGCTGAAGAAATGGATGAAGAATTAGTAAAACGCCACAACGAACGAGTTCGTCGCAACGATAAGTGCTATTTTTTGGGGGATGTAGCCATTGCTAGGAAAAGTCTCCATGTTCTTGGTAGGCTTAACGGTGACAAGGTTCTCATTAAGGGTAACCACGATATTTTTAAACTAGAAGATTATACAAAATACTTTAGAGATATTCGTGGATATCATGTTATGAATGGTATGATACTGAGTCATGTGCCAGTTCATCCTGATAGTCTTGGAAGATTTGGAGTTAACATACATGGACATCTTCATTATCAGCGTGTAAAAACAAACAACGGTGATATTGATACTAGGTATCATTGTGTTTGTGTAGAACAAACTGATTACGCACCTATTTCACTTGAAGAAGTAAGTAAAAGAATTGTAGATGAAGGCGGTGTGATTGGTTTTCGCAATGGTAACGGTCCAGTTATAGATTAGCCTGTTTAGCTCAGTTGGAAGAGCATTCGACCGATAATCGAAAGGTCCTTGGTTCAAACCCAAGAACAGGTACCAATCAACGGAGGTTGTAGCATAATGGTAGTGCCACGGGTTGTGATTCCGTACAGTGAGGGTTCAACTCCCTTCAATCTCCCCAATATTGCCGCTTTGGCTGATGTGGTCATAGCAACGGTCTGAAGAATCGTGGAACTAGGTTCGATTCCTAGAGGCGGCACCAATTACATAGTAAATACTGTATGAAACTTGATAATACAATATTAAAAAATGTTTGCACTGAAGTTACTTTTAACAAACCTAAACAAAACTTAAAGTTAGCACAACAGCTATTTCAACTTATGTTAAAAGAAAATGGAATAGGTCTTGCTAGTAATCAAGTTGGTGTTGATAGTAGATTGTTTGTTATGCTAGTTAATGATAAAATATATCATTGTTTTAACCCAATTATACTTCAAAAAACAGATGATAACATGTATTATACAGAAGGATGTTTAAGTTTTCCTGGTGAAAGATTACAAATTTCTAGACCTAACAAAATACTAGTTAAATATTATAACGCATATGGTATTGAAACGGTTGAATGGTTAGAAGGATTGACTAGTCGTTGTTTTCAACATGAGCTTGACCATTTAAATGGAATAACAATGCATGATAGAAAATAATTTATATAAAAATTTATCTACACTTTTTCCAACATTAATTTATAGGGAAGAAAACTTTTTACCTAAAAGTTTAATGAAAAAGTATAAAAAATTAATATTAAATGATCCTTGTGAAAATGGTGGTAAAGGATGGATAGCAAAGCTTCGTAATTCAAACCAAACACATGATTTATCAAAAGATCCTAATTTCTTAGAACTACATGATAAAATTTTAGATAGAGCAAACTTTTACAGTAATGTGTTTAAATTTAGTAGAGATTTACAATGGCAAGGTTCTTGGTTTAATGTCTATAAAAAATATGATTACCAAGAAATTCATAATCACAATAGTGTTTTAAGCTGTGTTTATTTTTTAAAATGTAATGAAAAAAGTTCGTCTTTAGTATTATATAGTCCTACTAACGACTTTGAAGGCAATATTGATTATACTGAATTTAATAATTTTAACCACTCAACTTTTTTTATTCCTGCAATAAAAAATAGTTTAGTTATATTTAGGTCACATTTAAAACATTGTGTTGCACAGCATATGGATAAATCTTTAAGGATTACAATTAGTGGTAACTTAGGATAGATGTAAAGGATCCTTAGCGCAGAGGTAGCGCGGAACCCTTACAAGGTTTAGGTCGTAGGTTCGATCCCTACAGGATCCACCAATATAAAGGAATAGAAATGGAAAATATTGTACAATTTATTGAAACAGAATATACAAACGGTAATAGACAAATTATGTACGTGCCCACATCACGGACTTATCAAGCACTTCGTGATGAACTAAACAGTGTTGGAAATAACAATATTCAATATATAGTATTAGAAAATATACACCCCGAACCTGGATTAAAACGGGCAATTTATGAGTTCTATAATTTTGATAATAAAAATTGGGATTTTCTTTTTGAAAATTCAACTAATCTAAAGTTATACGCACTTAAAAGAGTTAATAATGGCTAATGGTATATACAAAGTCACTGAAGATTTTGAAAAAGCATTAGCAGATTATACTGGTGCACCATATGTTATTACAGTTGATAATCAAAGTAATGCATTGTTTTTAGCACTCATGTATGTTGGCGTAAAAGATAAGACCATAACAATTCCCTCAAGAACATATCCAAGTGTACCTTGCGAAATTATACATGCTGGAGCAAAAGTAAACTTTCGTCATGTTGAAGGTAGAACTATTAAAGGTGCTTATCGCTTAGAACCAACTACTATATACGATAGTGCCTTACGATTTACTGCTGATATGTATATACCAGGCAGTTATATGTGTTGTAGTTTTACAGGGCCATATAAGCATTTTAAACTTAGCAAAGGTGGTTGTATATTAACTGATAACTATGAAGCTATGTTATGGTTTAAACGAGCAAGATTTAGTGGTAGGCGTGAATGTAGTTACCACGAAGATCATTTTGATATGTTAGGTTGGAATTTTTATATGATGCCTGAATTAGCTGCCCGTGGTCTGTTATTGATGAATCAATTTTACAATGCTAGTGATAATAGTAAGAAGCATAATGAAGATATCGAACACGCATATCCTGATTTAAGTAAGTTCGAGGTTTATAGACAGTGAAATATATAATTTTTGGATCAGGTGGATTTGCAAAAGAAGTTATTAGTTATATTGAAGATGATGGTCATGAAATACTTGCCGTAGTTAGTTCACAACCATTTAATTGTAATTCATACTCGGATAAATATGCGATTCTAGACAAATTAGAATTAAATCAATTTCCTGACGCTAAGTTCATTTTAGCAGTTGGGGACATTGAAGTTAAAAAGAAAATTGTTTCAGAAAATGAAAATCGCTGGTGTAATTTCATACATAGTTCCTGTATACTTTCAAATTATGCAAAGTTAGGTCGTGGAATTATTATGTGTCCCTATAGTGCAATTTTAGGTGACGCAGTAGTAGGTAATTTTGTTACACTTAATATATATTCTTGTGTTACGCATGATAATTTGATAGGGAACTACAATACTTTTAGCCCATATTCAGGAACAATGGGGAATTGTGAAATTGGTGATGAATGTTTTTTTGGAACAGCAAGTTATTGTATTCCTAAGGTTAAGTTAGGAAATAAAATAAAAATAAGTGCAGGATCCATGGTTAGACATTCATTTAATCAAGAATGTATTCTTCAAGGCAATCCTGCAAAACCTAGACAATAATGATTATACCATCAGAAGAATCCTTAAACTTAGTTAGAAAAATAAGTGAAAATATGGAAGGAAAAACCTTTCATCATCATTATCATATACTGTATGACATAACCAAAACGTTTCCTGATGATTATAAACTAACCTATTTAGAAATTGGAGCATATGCTGGAGGTAGCGCATGCCTTATTATGCATAGACCAAACACAAATATTATAAGTATCGATTTAGGTTGGCCTATTGATCCAAATATTGTAATGAGCAATGTTTGGAAGTATAACAAATTTAAAAACACATATACATACATAAAAGGCAATTCTACAGACCAAGAGACTATAAATCGTGTAAAAACAGTACAAGCAGATATATTATTTATTGATGGTGATCATAGCTATTTTGGTGTATGGAACGATTTTTTAAATTATAGTAAATTAGTAAAACCCAATGGATATATTGTTTTTGATGATTACAATGATTTTAAGCATAGTCCAATGGTAAAATCAGCAGTAGATCATATTACTAATCAACTATACAAAGAGTACGAAATTATTGGAACTATTAAAAACATCCATAATGCAAAAGGATTAGAAAACACTAACCAACTTGGTAATTGCTTTATTATTAAAAAACTGGATAAAGAGGGCAGATTTAATATTCCTATAGCAGTAAATATTGCTACATATCGAAAAGATGAAAAGTCTATTATTAGACTTGAAAAAACCTTAGATAGTGTGTTTAATCAGACATACAAAAACTTTAAAGTATTTTTGATTGGTGATGATTATAGTAAGCCTGAAGAAATAGTTAATTTAAGTAATAAATATCCTTCTGATAAGATATTTTTTAAAAATTTGCCATTTAGTCGTGAAAGAAAGTATCATAATGATACAAAAACTTTATGGAAATATGGAGGAACCAATGCTTATAATTATAGCGTTGATTTAGCACAAGAAGAGGGTTTCGATTATATAGCACATTTGGATCATGATGATATTTGGTCAACTAATCATTTACAAGAAATTGTTAAATGTATTGAAATTACTGGAGCTGATTTTATCTGTACAAAAGCACAGCATATAAATGGTTTGGATCTACCTTTAACTTTAGAAAAAAATGAACAATATATACCATTCTATCCAATGTATAATGCTATAATTCATAGTTCAGTATGTATGAATTTTACTAAAATTCCATTAAGATATAGGGATCTTTGGTTAGATACGGGAATTAGTGATCAGCAAACTTTAACTGCGGACGGTGATATGTGGGAGCGTTGCCGTAAACACATACTTAAAAACAATTTAAGAAGTTTCTGTGTAAATAAAGTTACAGTCTATCATGACACGGAAAACATATGAATTTAAAACCAAAGTCAATACCAGTTATTGGCACAGCAATTGTTAATACTGTAAGTTGGCTAGAAAAATTAATCAGTACAGTGGATTATCCTACTGATGAGTTTGTTATAATTAATAATAATGGCAGAGATGAATTAACAGAAAGTATTGATTTAATTTGCAAACAAAAACATCAATTTATAAAAAAGTTTACCTGTGTGCATATGCCAGGAAATATTGGTTGTGCAGGTGCTTGGAACACAATAATTAAGTGTTACATGAATAGCCCATTTTGGATTATTGTCAATCATGATATTGAATTTACTACAGGTTTTTTAGATAGAATGTTAACACTGGCAACTGATCCTATATACGGTATGGTTCATGGGCAATACGGACCTAACGAATACATGGGAGGATATAGTTGTTTTCTAATCAGAGATTGGGTAGTACGAGATTTTGGTTTATTTGATGAAAACTTTTATCCTGGTTATGCAGAAGATACAGATTATGAAATGCGATTTATAATTAAGCCTATATTAAGACACTTATCAGTAGGAATACCATACAAACATGGTGGTACTTTTGATTATGGAACATCAGGATCACAAACATGGCGTCAAGACATGTCACTTAAAAATAAAATCGATTTTGGTAGATATATTAACGAAACTGAATATATGACAAAAAAATGGGGCGAAGGCTGGAAATATTGTCTACCGTATAATAATCCTTTTAATATTCAGAATGCACCGATATCCATGACTAAGTATGATTTAGATTTTGTTCGACGAAAGAACTTGGGTTTTTAAATACAAGGGTTAGTTTATCTAACCTTTTTTTATTGCTGGAAAATAGAAAGGAGACTATAATGAAGCAATTAGTTTTTGAAAATATTATTAATAAGGAAAAGTACACAAGTCCAGCTAAGACAACGATACAAACTATTGATGGTGTAGACTATATTAGGGTTTTTAAATTTGGTACTACACATGAAGTTTTGATTAGAAAAGATTCATTAAGAAAGGTTAAAAAATAAGGAGTTTATAATGGCTGTGCTTGCGTTAGATGTTTCAGGTATTCCAAGACAATGGATTGGATTTGAAGATGCTATTACTTATCATGCTAAAAAATCTGTTGCATGGAGTATGGGTGAAGTTGTTGCAAAATATCGTGGTGGGTTCCAACGCAATGGGGAACTTAGTTGTATAGAAACAACTAGTATCATAGCTATTAAGGGACATGGATTTGATCCGTACAAGCATGGTAAAGTAGCACTAACAAATAGAACATTATTTGGTCGTGATCGGCATCTTTGTGCTTATTGTGGTAAACACTTTGTTAGCCATCATAATCTTAGCCGTGATCATATTGTCCCAAAAAGTCGTGGTGGTAAAAATGAATGGATGAACGTTGTTACTGCTTGTAAAACCTGCAATAGTAATAAGGGTAGCAAGACATTAAAAGAAGCAAGAATGGAATTATTATACATACCTTATGTCCCAAACCATTTTGAAAATATGATATTACAAAACCGTTTTATTTTAAGTGATCAAATGGATTATTTAATGTCTGGTATTCCTAAACATAGTAGATTACTATCATAGTTATAAACATGCTATTGACAAATAATCTCTAGCATGTTACACTCAATAAATAAATTAACGCTGCATTAGCTCATTCGGTAGAGCAACTGATTTGTAATCAGTAGGTGCCCAGTTCGAATCCGGGATGCAGCACCAAACATTTCCGGAGAACCCGAGCTAGGTGCATGGGCTGGACTGTTAATCCATGGTTAGGTGAGTTCGAACCTCACGTCCGGAGCCAAAATAGCACTATAACCTCTACCTAGCATAAATAAATTGAAAGGTTAGAGGTTATAATATGTCAGTATCATCCAATAGAGTTAAAACATGGAGACACAGGTCAAAAGAAAAAATGGTTTTGGCAATGGGAGGCAAATGTCAATGTTGTGGGTATGATAAATGCCACCAAGCGTTAGCATTTCACCACATAGATCCTAGTATAAAAGAGATGGCTTTTGGTTCTATAAGAGCTAATCCTAAAAGATGGGATTCTGTAGTAGAAGAACTAAAAAAGTGTATTCTTGTTTGTCATAATTGTCATAGTGAAATACACGCGGGAATAAGAGAACTTCCAAATCAATATGCTGTTTTTGATGAAAAATATACTCTGTTTCAAAAAATACAAGAATATGATTTATGTCCTGTGTGTAAAGGTAAGAAACCGATAACAAATAGATTTTGTTCTCCAACTTGCGCTACTACAAATCGTAGGAAAGTTGATTGGGACAATATTAACCTCATTGACCTTATGAATAAGCATGGTATATCAGAATTAGAAATTATGCTAGGAGTTTCAAATGCTGCTATTTATAAGAGACGGAATAAAATACTACGAGATAGCAAAAAATAGGTTGACAACAAGACAACACTTCTCTATAATAAAGACATATTAAAACCTTCTGACCGTAGTTCAGTTGGATAGAACAACGGACTTCTAATCCGTAGGTCGGGGGTTCGAATCCCTCCGGTCAGGCCATTTTTTTTACAAATTGTTGTTATGTGATAATTAAAGTAAAAGGTACAATATGTCATTATCTATATTTTCTGCATCAAATATACATCAAGAATTACTAAAGTTTGCAACTGAAAAAACTATTGAAACTGTTAAACCTGATAAGATTTACATCGCATCAAAAGAACCATTGAGAATACCACAATATTTTGAACAATGCATTCTTCCTGAAGATTTTACCCGTGATGAGTATAATCATATGGTCTATAAAAGTCTTAATAGTATCATTGATACAGATCACGTTTTAGTATTTCAATACGATGGGTTCGCAGTAAACACTAATGCGTGGACTGATGAGTTTTATGAATATGATTACATAGGGGCACCATTAAATGCATTAAACCCATGTATGAGTTGGGACATTGGTTCAAGAAGAAAATATAAATGGTTTGTTGGAAATGGCGGGTTTAGTTTGCGGAGTAAAAAACTTTTAGAAGTTTTACAAAAAGATGATTCATTAACGCCTGAAGTTAAAACAAATAATGGTGATAAAATACTATGTGAAGATATAGCAATATCATTTGATCAAAGAAAATACTTAAAAAAGAAATATGGTATTAAATTTGCACCTTTAGATGTTGCACTGCGTTTTAGTATGGAAAGTGTTAAAGGTGAAATTTATAGTTTGGGATTTCATGGATTACAAAATATACCTTACTTTTTAAATGAAGCAGATTCAAAACATTATTTTGAGTTATATGTAAAGTCAAGTAATATTAGTTTATATCATATTAAATCTTTCTTCACAAATTGCATAGAAAAAAATTATTTTAATTTAGCGCAATATATTAGTAAAGGTATGAGAAAGAATAACATAGAATTTCCTACTTTTAAAGTTTAATAAAATTGCCAAATATTTTCTCATTATTTCCTTCAACATTGGCTACTTATGATATTAAAGAAAATTTATCGAACCTAGATTTAGTAAAGACTGTTGAATTTAATACTAAGAACGGCGATGGAAGTATGTATTCATATGTGACAAAAGATTTAAAATTATTGGATACTACTTTTCCTGAAATTAAAAAAATAATAATGAACTACTTTAATGAGTTCAAAAACAGTGTATTAAAATATACTACTACAGATTTTGAAATAACAACTAGTTGGGCTACTAAAACAGAACCGCAGGGTTTTTGTCAAAATCATGCACACAGAAATAGTTTTTATAGTGGAGTGTTGTATTGGCAAGATATTGAAAATACTTCTAATTTATCATTCACTAACCCTATAAATTATGGATTTTATATTGATAGCCCTTATCCAAATGATTTTAATGCATTAACATATACATTAGAATACAAAAAAAATTTACTTGTATTTTTTCCTAGTTATTTAGAACATAGAATTTTGACTAATAACAGTAGTAAAATTAGATATTCGCTTGCATTTAATTTTTTTCCAATTGGTAGTCTGGGAAGAGGGGATAGTCAAATTAATTTATTACTTAAACATGATAATCGGGAAAAGTAAAGTTTGACAATATATAGTAAAGTGTTTATAATATACAAATACTGTACAAATGATTATTCAGTTTAGTAGAAAGAAATTAGAAGTTAAAGCGCGGGTGGCGAAATTGGTGAAACGCACAAGACTTAAAATCTTGCACATTGATACACTGCGGGTTCGAATCCCGCCCTGCGCACCAAATAATGTCTCTGTAGTGTAACGGTAGCACGTGAATCTCCAAAATTCTTAGTCGCGGTTCGAATCCGTGCAGAGACGCCAAATAATAACTAAGTCATCTAATTTGACAATAATTCCTGTTTCATATATAATGCTTTTATTGATTGATCAAGTTGTTTTAAGGTAGTAGCAAAAACAGTTTGACAATAAATCGTAGTTAGTGTATAATGCTTTTATTGACTAAGTTGTACGCAACTTAGAAACAACAGGATCTTTAACAATTGATGTACAATACGCACCGTTCGTCATACGCACCGTTCGTCTATCGGTTAGGACGGCGCCCTTTCAAGGCGTAAAGATGGGTTCGACTCCCGTACGGTGTACCATATTATAGCATAGTGTCGAACAGACAAATGGTGTTGTAGCCGATGAACATTATGCTATAATATGGTAATTAAGAATAAGGGTGTTGCCCCCTACGGCGGACTGTAAATCCGTTCCTGAAGGTAGGGAAGTCAAGGCA